CTTACAACATAGTTCAGGTAAACAATGTAGAAACCAGACTTGAGGTTGCTCTTGCTGGATTCAAAAAGAAAGAAGTTAAGGTTTACACTGAGTTTGGAAAACTAATTGTTGAAGGGAAGAAGGAAGAGAAAGAAGAAACAGATTATAGACATAGAGGACTTGCTCAAAGATCTTTTGAGAGATCTTGGAAAATTGCTGATGACACTGAAGTTCAGAAAGTTGAATTTGAGGATGGATTACTTACTGTTACAGTAGGTAAGATTGTTCCAGAACATCATGCTCGTAAAGACTGGCTCTAAGGAGGTGTATCATGAAACTTACAACACCGTTCAGCGTAATTAAAAACGCTATGAGTGACATCCGCAGGATGCACGATTTCAACTACAATCTTCCAACAGAAAATTATTGGGAACAAGAATGTAGAGAACATCCAACTAATTCTCATTGTTTAGTTTACTGCGACTAATAAATACATTTGTCCATAAAAAATAGACAAAGAAGAGGGTCTTTACAGACCCTCTTTTTCTTGCTATAATAATTAAAAAATATGGATTAATTATGGGATTAACAGACGAACAAGAAGAGATTCTTGAAAACATTTCTGATAGTCTTAAGAGAATTGCAGATTCTCTTGAACAGAAATGGCACATTGATATTGATCATGGTCATATTGATGATATAGGTGAGATACATGGTGATGTAACAACTCATCCTAAACCTTTTTAATAATGCCTAACCAACAGACACTTAAGTTCACTATCAGACAAGATGGTTATGTAACTGAAGAAGCCTCTGGTTTTACTTCTCATCAGTGTGTTGAAATCACTGAATCAATAGAGAAGAAACTTGGAACTTTAGAAACCCGTCAATTCAAACCCGAATTCTATTCTAACAATGTCGCACTTCAGCAGAATCAAAACGAAAATCAAGAACAAACCTGAATTAGAAGAAGCGTTAGTTCTTCTTCAATATGATGTAAAGGAAGATCAAGAACTTAAAGTGACTGGTTCTCATGGAATTAAGCATGAGGTTGTGACTGCAGATCTTGCTATTGGTAATGATGTTGGTTTTAGATTAAATCCAATGACAAATGAATATGAATTGGTCGCAGATTTAGAAACTTGGAATCAACCCATCTCAGTAGAAAGGTTTCTTGACAAAGTAAACCAACAGTATGCTAGAATGACAATTCATAATCAAGTTAAGAAAATGGGATTTCAAGTTGAAGAAGAATGGGAGATGGATGATAACTCTATTGAATTAACAGTTACACGTTGGGTTTAAACTATGACAATTAAATTATGCCTCCTTAAATCTGGAGAAGATATTATTACTGATCTCACTGAGATGCGTACTGAGGAAGGACCACAAGGAAGAGTAATAGGATACTTCTTTGAGAAACCTTGTGTTGTTCAAATGAGAAATCCTCAAGAACAAGCTCCAAATGGGAAAACTAAAAAAGCAGGGTTTGAGGTTTCTCTTTTCCCTTGGCTACCTTTAACTGCTGAGACTAAGATTCCTATTACTGCTGATTGGTTAATCACTATGGTTGAACCAACTGCCAAATTAAAAGAAATGTACATTGAGGACGTATTAAGTGGACCAGATAGTAAAGATAATCCATCTGACGACAAATCAGATTCTGATTAGTGAAATTGCAGAAATTGCAGCAGTTGTTCCTGGTGAACCAGATTGTAAATTACTAAATCCATTCACAATTAAAGAAGATCAAACTTTAGAACCTTGGTTGCTTTCTGTAACCAAGGATGATATATTCATGATTAGTTCTGATAAGATACTTACTCTTGCAGATCCAACTCCCACTCTACTTGAAAAATACATCGATCTTACTAAATGAAATTCTATACCAATGTCCAATTAATCGGCAACCAGTTCTTGGTC